CTTTGCCCTAATCGATGTTATATTTTGTATATTAAAATTATCTACAAAAGTGAAAAGCAAACAGTCACATCCTACGGTGTTTGTTATTCCAGCTAATTCCTCATCCGTATTTTCTAATACTATATTTGAAATATCAAAATTTTTGAGAGATCCTGTCGCAGTAGCAGCATTCGTATATCCCTCAACGTCGACTAACGTTTCAATGTTTTTTCCGAATATATTATTAATTGTATTGTATTTAGAATCTAACCCAACTACATTACTGTATATAACCCCACCCTCGTAACCTATAATTTCTATGTTCTCAATTTCAGAGATTTCTGACAACACACGAACGGCGACTGCGTTTCTATTAGTCGGTGTTTGTTTTAAATAAACGAAATTACAATTTCGTATTACAACTTTTTTTGCGGGCGTAGCGGATTTAAAGGAAATAGCCGTTGTTTTATCAGAATAATTGAATGTTATGCCGTCCACGCTACAATTTTCGTTATACCTAAAATAGGAATCTACCAATATGAACGTCGCATTATCGCCGATTATCGGGCATTTTAATAAAAATTCATGTGTACCGTTTATAACATATATTCCGTGCGGTATATATAATATATTATTTTCAGTAATTTCATTAAAACAGGTAATAAACGCAGTCGTATCATCGGTGACACCGTCTCCAACAGCACCCCAATTTTTGACCGACACAACAACGCCACCAAATTTTTCTAATTTGTCGATTCTGTCATTCAATTCACCAAAAATCTGTTCATTAATAATTTTGTCCAGCGTTCCATCTTTCGCCATTTCATCCAGTTTATTGTTAATTTCTTCCTGCACATCCAGATTTTTGAAATAATTGTCAACATATTCTTTTAACTGTATAAACAATGCATACAATTCATCAAAATTTTCATTCGTTTGATTCTGCGATTCAACGACTTCGTTAATTTTTGCGATCAGTTTATACAACAATTCCTGATATGTCAGCGAATCATCATATACCAATGGCAATGTCTTTTGAAACCACGCTTTAAACGGTTTTAAATCTTCTCTACCTAAAATCATCAAAATTCTCCTTTTCTACTGCCACAGACCGAAAAAACAGTCTGACAGCTCTTCGATTATCATGTAGTCTACACTTCTTATTTCTTCGTTCCACTCGGTGAGCAATTTTCCTGGGCTGGTAGTATAACCGTCCCTAACGTTTTCAGCCGTGGTGTGATCGCCGCCACTATGTGAATCCGTTTTATTATCCTCAAAATCTGTAATCCGTGCGTTGGTTAAATATTCGTTAGATTCAATATTTATCAGTGACCCCTGTGGCGTATCTGAATATCTATCAGTCGTTTTATCTTTCCCGCCGTGTGTAATTTTCAAATTGCTATTTACAGTCTGGTCTATATTTTCCCGCATACTATTATTAGTAATAGGATTTACCAAATCTATTGATTTATACACCATATTATAGTGCGGCATTATGTCATTTAGCGTTGACGATAGGTATAACTGCCACATGGCGATCGTTTCACAACAGATTTCACGCATATAATAGTGTCGCAGTATATTACATTCTAATTCTAACCTATGATTTTCGTCATAAATCGGGAAATCAAAATTAAATATTTTTGGTGCGGCGTTTCTGATGACTGTTTCAACGTCGTTGAACCCAGCGGGGTCTGATAGGTTGTTATACATTTCACATATTGATTTAACTGAAATAGTATACTGTCCCATTATATCACACCCCCTACATCATAGTCACTAATATCATCTGTGATATAGTCGTTATATTTAACAGTAATTTCATGCCCGAACATTTCAGATATCTGCGTTGCCGCCTGCTGTCTGGCCTGTAATCTGGATAACCGCATAGCATATGCGCCGCCGTTCAATGATTGAATTTCCGATGTGATCACACGTTCTCTTTTTTGTTCGTTTATGGAACAAAATCCCATATCAGTTAAAAATTCGTTGAACACATTTTGTTTATGAACGTATAATTTATCGATTAGATACGGGGTCTGTGTGTTAATTGCCTTTATTGTTTCATTTGGGTCAAAATTTTTGTCACCGAATATGAACGGTTCATTGCCCGTATATTTTGCGTATAGATTTAACAATGTCAGTCTCTGTTTTTCGTTACCGTGAATCAGTAGCGGTGTTTTTTGGCCGTTCTGATTTATCATGATACACATTTCAATTTCGAACAACTGTTTGGCATATTTTTCTATGTTTAGAATTTGCGCATTTCTGAACATACTATTATATATCATAATACTATCATTAGAATCACACCTATATAGATAATTGTTCCAATCAGAATACGCAATGCGGGTCAGCGGATAGCCATATACATTATAGGGGCCACCCTCATTACATTTTAAACACAATTCTTGGTTTAATATATCATCTTTAAAATATACTGCTTTCCCTGTTGTTATTAACGAACGTTCTAAATACACAGTGTCAATAGTGTTCGGGAATCCCGACCATGAAAACGCGCTAACTGCAATTTCCATTAATTTTTCGAAAATATTAACCCACGTGAAACGATTGTTATATATCGATTGATAAAAATTTTGATTCTGAATAGATGGCGTTTTTATGCTCATTCTATTACCTCTTCTATTATACTATTATCTATAGAATAATCACCCATTCTGGATAGTGAATTCCAAAACGTTGTACCATTGTTATACACATTTTCGATTATTTCTACAGAACTGGCAGGCATTTCGCCCACTATTTTAACATTATTAGTTTTAACATAGTTATAACCACTTCGCCCATTTCTTGACGGGATTTTAACACGGTTTATTGCATACCCATATCGGTCGAAAAAATCATCCAGAACACGGGCATTAGCCGCTTTTATGCATAATTGACCTACATAAAAATCCAAATTTGCGCCTGCCCAATCGACACAGGATGACTGCGTACCCGATGAATAGCTGTTTCCTGACGTGTTCGACATTAAATTACCAGCCAATCCTGCGCCGATCGCCAGCGGTACATTTCCGATTGCGCCAGCAATTGCACCGCCTATCGATACTAACCGTCCCATCTGTCTTGATAGCCATTCCTGATAGCCTGTTGTATTTATTGGACATTGCGGGAAATTATTAATTAGTAATTTTTTGTCGTATGCATATGTTGTATTATTATAATTCGTTGGAACCAGCGAAACTTCAGGCACGCCAGCCGACATCGTGAAACTGGCTTCAAACGTCGGGTTGCCCGAAAAATCGTGGTAATCCAGTTCTATCGCCGAGCCCTGACTATTCGTAACAAAACATCTGTTATATAGTACTGACAGAACTTTTAAATTGTGTGGCGCATAACCATCTACAGTTGATGGCCTGCTTGCACTCACATTTTTTGTCGTTCTGTTCATAGTCATCTGTTCGGGTATAGCGTAACACCCGATCACTTTTTCGTTAATTTTATCCGCCGCTTTTAAACCATTTAAACGTTCATTTAAATCAGTAGCCGATGTATATTCTTCCATCTGATAGCATGAATATACACGCCCTGCAATATCGCCATTATATGGGAACAATAGTTCGCCATCACGTGTGGCGATCAGCGCTATTTTGCCACCAGTTACGACATTCAAATCTACTAACGACCTGATTTCCATGTCACCACCGTCAATCGGTTCAGGCTGTAGCCAGTTGGACGAACTATCCGACGTAACGTGTTCACGTTCCACCATACATGCAGGTAGGGAATAGTCGAAAAACCAGGTAGTCATTTCGTCAATCGTGAAATACACATATGTGGTATTGTTGGACACGTATTCCACACTATCAATAAATGCATAAAACCACTTACTACCAAAATTTGGATTTTGAAACATCAAATAGTTGCAGTCGTAAAGTTCGCTATAAACGATTGACGACCTGATAACAGTCTGTCCGCCTGCGCCGCCACGAATAAAACTGACGTTCGTTTCAGTGTGTTCAGCATAACTATTGATCGCATTGTATTTTGCGGATTCTGACGACCAGTATCCAACGTGTTCATATGTTTTCGTTAGCGGAACACCGCTACAAAATTTAAATGTAGATGATGGTGCTATATACATTATATACCTCCTTTTGTTTAGGGTGTACACATAATACTGTGCACACCCTATAATAAAATATTAGAAAGGAGACACACTATTCTACAGTGATAGTGGATGTACCTGTTTTTGTAGTGCCGTAAACAGATGTTGCAGTGATTGTTGCTGTTCCAGTTGCACCAGTTAAAACTTTAACATTCCCGTTGCCGTCAACTGTTACATTTTCGTTATCTGACTGCCATGTAACACCTGCTGGCGGGAAATTAGTGCCTGTTACAGCCACTGTCAGTTTAACGCTGCCACCTACTGGCAGTGTAGCAATTGCAGGTGTAACTGTTACTGCTGTAACGGTAGGTGCGTCTGCCTGTAGTAACACAGCATTTTCGAATGGTGACGTGGAAAATGTTCTCCACACGTGGAACCAGTGATTTCTATATAAACCCTGTTCATTATCACGTGTTCTAAATTCATTCAAATTATCGAACACCATTAAATAATCACGTGACACCAGCACGGCAGGAACAGCTGCCAATTTGTCCAGATCGTCCTGGTCAATCTCTTCGTAGGTCGGGTCACCCGCAAAAAGTTCGCCCAGTCTGGCGGTGTCTAATTTGCCGAATGAGTCAACTAATACGACATGTCCTAAAAATTCGACTTTATCCATATTAAACGCTGTAGCAAGGCTCTGAACGTCCATGCGCGCATTAAAAGCAGTAGACACCAGTAAATACTGGTCATCTTTTAGCGTAAAATTATGAACGCCTGCCCTATTATAATCAGGGGACAGGAATGTCAACGAATCGGACAACGCCTTGACCTGCACCATTGCCTCAGACATTTCATCTGCTGTCGAAACTGCGCCAATTGCGTGCGTTGGCAGCATGCCGTCCAGAATTTCTCTTGCGATCATGTATTTCATTGTTAAAAATTCGTCGTAATTTGCGCCTGTGTATAGTGATTCTGTAATTTTTCCAACCAAACTATACAACCCGTCCCATGATATGAACGACTGTTTCAGGTCTGCGTCTGATGTAGTCGCCTTATAGAATTTTTGATAATTCATAATATGATAGGCAGCTCTCACGTCAGGTTTTTCTCTTTTTTGTAATTCACTTTCTGCGACCGCAGGATCATACTGGAACGGCTTTGCCAGTTCAACAAATATTTCCTGAATAATTTCGCCCAGCATCAACTCGCCTTGCTTCATGAATGACCACGGGTTATTATATATCTTATTTTTAATATATGTCTTGCCGATCCTATTCCATAGTGACGACAGGAATTCATTTTTGATAATTTCATCGCCAGTTATAATATCCCCGATCATTCTCAGACGTTCAATATCCTGCGGAACCGCAACTGGTACACTATTCTGATAGTATGGGCTTGCGCCGTTTCTCGTTGCGTTCAGCACTGATACTGTATCAAAACTAATATTTTTCTGCTTTACCTTATTAGGCATACTATTCTTCCTCCTTTATTATATCGTCAAAAGTTATATCTTCATAACTTTTTTTGTCTTCCTCTGGCTCTTCATTTTCGATTTCATCTTCAGGAATTTTTCCCAAAAATCTGTCAATGTATCTTGCACGCCACACTTTTTCGACTTCTTTTCTTGCCGCGTCCACCGCTGCGTCGATGTCCGTCTGTGTGAAACCGTCTCTCACGTCGATTGATTCATCAACATTTTCGATAAATTCGATCAATTCATCGGTTATATCTTCTCCCGCCAGATCCTTAATCTTGGTCAGAATTTCTTCTTTTGATAATATCATTTTATCACTTCCTTATTTTAATAATAGTAATGCGCCGTTCCATGTGTCTGTTCCTGCAATGCCGTCCTGTGCGCACCCAATTTTTGCCTGTAATTTTTTACAATATTTATCTGTGATTGCACCGAAATCGCCATCAATTTTTAGGTCAGCTGGACAACTAAAATAACAATAACATATTCTTTGCAGGGTTTTCACGGCTGCGCCTGTTGAACCCCGTTTTATTACTGGCATTGATACCGCCACATAACCACCCTCTTTTTTAGTGTTGTCAACATCTGTAACGTTTTCACCAAAATATTTTAAAATTCCATCGGCCAAGGCTTTTCCTATTTTTTCGTTATCATGAATAAAATTGTCTACGTCAGTTTGATTGGTGTGAAATCCCATTTCACAGTACAGTGTTTTCGCTTTCGGCGAATTGATTTCATATAAATCTGTTCGAACAGAAAATTGTGCATTTTTCTTTTCAGGATAAATT